ACGATCGGCTGATCCGCGCGGCAACCCCTTCGTCGACGCGGCGGGCGATGACGAGGCTCTTCGGCGTCGACTGCTGATTCTGCACGCCGGTGAAATACTGCTGAGCGAACTTCGTCTCCTCAGCTTCGGGGCCGAAGAGCGCGGAGACCGCAGAAGCCGAAGAGAAGGCCATGGCGAGCTGGTCGGCCGGAAGGAGCGCGCTCTTCGTGAAGAGCAAGCCGTTCGTTTCCAGATCTTTGGCGCCGCCGCTGATGACGCGCGGACTCACCTGGACGATCCGCGAAGCAGGAAGTGACATGATTCCTCCAATGATGGCCGCGCATGGCGGTCCGTAAAAAAGTTAGTTTTGCGGGAAACGGACGTCGACGTTCTGCACGCCGACGGTGACCGCGCTGATGCTATCCACGTCGAGCCGGACCTTGTGCGTGTAGGTCAAGTGCAGTGACGTCGTCCAGCGCTGAACGAACTGATTTTCATCTACCACCACGGTTGTATTGCGAACGTCATCAGCGTAGAGACTGGATAGGCCGTGCTTCTGAAAGAAGTCGCAGCCTGACACCGTTCTGGCCACCGTCGCGACCGATTCTGCGCGCATACGGGCCGTTTCCGGATGATCGCTATAGACGTCGACTTGAACGCTCATCTCGACCAATCTAGAGACCACGGCGTCCATTTTCTGAGTCGCCGTGTCCCACTCATAGGCCTCGACGGGCGTCCCGATCTCACGGTGCGCGATGATCGTATTAACGACGTAATCGCGCGAGTCCGGCAGAGAAAGGTTGTTTTGATTTCCCGCGATGACGTGCGTAGCCTCAAGGCCGGACATCATCAGCAACTCGAAGTCTTTGACGGCCTTGTAGACCGTCTCATCGGAGACGATCGTAGAGCGCGTAGGAGGGCTTTGCATCATAACCATACAATCCCCTGCGGCGGGCTTAGCTGAAGCGTAGCGCGCACACTCAACCAGTTGACGCCTGAAAAGTTTTCTAGAACCGCATCTACAGCCCATACAGTCCCGTCCTTACGCAGGATGTAATCCCCTGCGCGGGAGATCGGGCGAAAGATGCCTGCGGTCTGTTTTGCAAAGTCCTTCGGGGCGAATAGGTAGAACTTACGCACGACCGAGTTTGCCCCCGCCATGTCGGCATGGAACAGCGCCGCATCGCCCTCGCTTTGCACCTGTGCCAGGACGCCCATAGTGCGCTCGTACTGCGGAGCGGCAAAGCCATTTTCATCAGGCACTGACCCCGTTGAGTGAAGTAGCTGAACCTCCTCATCCGGGTGGATCGCATTGATCGATCCGCGTACCACTGCATGTAAATTTAGCCCCATACAACTCCCAGATTCTCAACCGTGAAGCTCATGTTCACTTGACCTCAAAGGCGATTGAGTGAAGCAACGCCCCCGACAAAACCATCGGTTGCGTCGTGGCGGAGCTGGCTTTCGACGAGTGATTTTTTCCCCCAGTCTTACGCCCTGCAGACTGCGCGGCGTAAAGCTCCATCGTGAGCGGCGCGCGCTCTTGGAACTTTTCCTTTGTCGTCCCGCCACTTGCAATGGTTGCCTGCACATCCTGCGCGGCCACAGTGCCCAGTACCGTAAGCGCCGACGCAGGATCCTTCAGCCCCTCGAGCGCCTTCTTCAGCACGCCCTTCCACTTTTCCTGCTCGGCAACGAGCGTCCCCCGCAGGAACGGGCGGGGCGGGTTTACTAATGCCGCTCCAGGCTTGATGGCCGCCTTGCTGAAGTCCGGGCGTCCCCGATCACTTAGGGGCACCGGACGTCCAATGGCACCACTCAGGAAAAGCGATTGCTTCGGCGTGACGCGTTGCACCCAGCCGAACTCAACGTACTGCGCGTATTCGGCAATGCTTGCGTCAGTCACCCCCACCTCGACCACTTTCGCGGCGCGATTCCCGTACTGTTTGGCGAGTCCCTCAAGCCTTTGCGTCACCTTGCCTGCGTCAACCTTGATGCCCATCATTACCCCCACGGGTGATAGTTGTCAGAGACGTACAGGCGTCCTCCGAGACGGTATTTGCCCGTCATCATCCAATACGTAGACCCACAGGGCGTCTGATTCCACCACTGCGCGGACTGCGAGTTGCTCTTGATGAGATCGAAGGATGACGACACCGAGCCTTCTGATGCACTGGCCACGCGACCGGGCTGATCGCCGCGCGTAGAGAGCGTGGCCATATGACACAGCGCGTAATAGAGAAGCACTTTACGCTCGAGCACTGGGGGCGTCGCATCAGGATCGAACGGGGCAAAGCTATCTGCGTCAGTCGTGCCGACAATCGCCCCCACCTGATCCCACAGCACACCCAAGAGCACATCATTGATGACGGCCTCCGTCAGCCCCGGGAACCATGAGCGGAATTCTTCAATATCAAGCGCTACGTCCATTTTTAGGCCTCGATGTCTTTTACCTTCTCAACGCCGACCGAAGCCGGATCGACAGGCTCGACGCCCGTGCGCATCTCGGCAATCTCATCGCGGCGCGCCTTGAATTCCTTCTCGCTCCTCATCTCCCAGAGGAGCGGGGGCATGGCGGTGAAGGCGCGCTCGCCACCATGTTTGCGCTTAATGTCCTCCCAGTCTCGGCGTGCTACGCCCACCAGGACGGCATTCCCTGCGCCGAGGAGAACGCCCTTGGCCTGCCCCCTTAGCGCGTGATTAACCCCCGGGAAAACAACGGTTTTCGCGCCACCATTGCCATTGTCAACGTCATCAAACTTGAGCCCGAGGGGCATGCCGCAGGCAATGTAAATGATCTCATCGCCTGCGATGTCAGAAACCTTCTTTGCTTCCTGCTCAGCGGTGTCGGCAATGATGCCCGTGGTGCCGAGAACAGAAGCCTTACGAGTACGAGTAGTGCGAGCCATAAAAAAACTATTCGTGACAAGAGGTTGGGCAGGGCAGGCGTGAACCCGCCCCGCCGTGGAGATAAAGGCCGTTCGTGACGGCCTGCGAGTTTTAGATGCCGACCATCGTCGCAACGAGGCTCGGGCGGCGAATCACGCAACCCCACGTGCCAGCAGTTGCCTTCTGCGTGAAGCTGGATTCATGCGCGATCAGGCGACCGAGGCCGAAGGCGCGGGAGAAGGCGGAGAAGCCCGTCTCGTCGCCATACACTTCCTTGACCGTCATGTAGAGCATTTCGCCGGCGGCCGTGGAGAGCTCGGGAAGCTGAACGATTTCGATGTTCGGATAGTTTTCCTGCAGCATGACCTTGGCCGTCTTGCCAAACTGGTTCGGCTGAGTCAGGTAGCCAATCATCTTGTTGGAGATGCCCAGAACAATCGGGGCGTTCACGTCAAGATGACCGCCATTGTTAGCAGTCAGTTCCTGCCACAGCTTGTTCACGTCATTGAACACGAGCGTGGCCGCGTTGTTCGGGTCGGCCGCGATCTTTTCAGCCCACGTAGATTTGCTATTGACCGACACCGGAGAAATCGATTCCGGGATGTTCGGATCATTGAGCATGCCGTAGATTTCCATGCCCGCAACGCCGTAGAGCTGGAACTTGTTTTCAGCTCGGGCAATGATCTGCGCGGCCGCGTTCTGCTTGCGAGCAGGGAGGTTGACATTGGCCTCGGCGAGCTTCGCCGTTTCGAGATCGCCGTACTTAATCGTCGTCTGATAACGGAAGTTCTGGCGAACCGGGAAGTTGTAGTTGACATCAGTGCTCGTGCCGTTCGCGAAGTCGTTGTACGGCGAGACCTGACCGGCCACTTCTTCCACGCTGAAGGTCGCGTAGTCCTGCGTAAAGGAGCCAACGAGCGTCTTGTCAAAGAACTTCGTGGCATTCGTGACACCGAAGAGCACATCAATGATGCGCGGGTCGACGTACGTGTAGAGAGCCGCAGGCGCGCCGACGTTCGGCTGCGTGGAAAGCGCGGCATCCTGTGCGAGCTGGTCGCGGTTGATGTTCTTGAGGACGATGCGACCGTCCTTTTCATCGAACGGCATAAAGCCGACGGCGTACGGAGCCTCGATGCCGCGCGCCTTGGCATTCAGAAAGTTTTGATCCATATGAATATTCATGGCCTTTGCTCATCACAAAGGCCACTCCTCCAAATAGTTTGTTTAGGGAAGCGTTGCAAGCGCGGTGCCGATAGAGCACGTTCCACCACTCGCCGCCGTGACCGCGTAAAGCTTTTTCGTCGTAGCGTCCAGCACGATGTCGCCGACGGCGTAGGGAAGTTGCGCGTTGGTAGGCGTGAGCGCCGTTGCGGCAATGCCCGTCTGGCTATCAGCGAGAGCGGTTGCAGAGACACGGAAGCAAGAGCCATTCTTGCCCGCCGCCCCAGCCGCGCCTCGTTCGCCTTGGTCGCCCTTGGCGCCCGCAGCCCCCGTTTCGCCTTTAGCCCCAGTCGCACCCGCGACACCCTGAGCACCCGTTGCGCCTTTGAGCCCCGTGAAAGCGAAGGTAAACGTCGGCGCGGTCGTCGTGCCGCCCTTGCTTACCGTGACCTTGGGCGTGCCGACGGTGGCGTCAACAGTGGCCGTAGCGGTAATCGTAGGCGTAGCGCCCGTTTCACCCTTAGCGCCCTGTGCACCAGTGTCGCCCTTGGCACCCTGAGCACCGGCGGCACCCTGCGCGCCCGTCTGACCGCGAGGGATGCCGAGCTTCAGAACGCCACCCTCGATGACAGCAGTTGCAGGAGCCCCGGCGGCGAGCGTCGTTGCCTGCGCAGACTGAATGTCAACGCTGGCAGCGGCCTGCAGTCCCGTCTCGACCTTGTTTAGCTTCTCGGCGGTGATGATGTCGCCGCGTTTCCACAACGTAGGAGAGTAAGCCATAAGCCCAACCTCCTTAGCCCGCGGAGGCCTCGTCAACCTTTGCAGAGTCAGCGAGAGCGGCGGCCATTGCGCCGGTCGCAACCGTAACGCCAAAGTTCTGATAAATCACGACATCATCCTTGGCGGCGCTCTTGACGCCGCGGGGGAAAATCACTCGCCAACCCGTGTCGTTCGTAGTGCCGGCGGCACCATACGTAATGGCACCCGTGGCCGGATCGCACAGGACGGACTGGCCTTCCGTAACCGCGCCCGTAGCGACAGCATAGAACTGGCCGCGAATGGCGATCGGCGGGCAGGCGCCCTGCGGATAGACCTGCGATGCGTCAGCAGTGAGCGTCGGAATCGAAGCGATGACGTCACGTTCGACAAAACCGACGGGCTTGGCACCGGACGTGCCCTTGAGGGAGACGATGTTCGTTTCACCCGTAACGTTGCCCTTGAGCGCCGTAGCAAAGCAGAAAGTACCTGCCTGAACGGTGCCGTCGGAGACGTAGTTGAAGGCCGTGTAAACGGCCTGCTTCGGATTCACTTCCTGACCAGCAATGCCGACGGCAGGATCAGTCTTAACAACTGCCTGAAAACCCATGATTAATACCCCTTCTTGATTTGAGAAAGCTTAGTGGAGAGAATGGAGTCGGCCTTGCCCGTCTTAAGCTGGGCGTCCTGAGCGAGCGAGCGCTTGGCAGAGACCTTCTTGCCGGCCATGAAGGCGAGATAAGCGGTGCGGGCGGCTTCGGGACGAACGCCCTTGATGCTCACACCCTCCTGCTCCAGCGCGGCCAAATAGACGCTTTCGGCAGAGTCGTAGGCATTGAAGCGGACGCGACCGAGCGTCTGAGCGCACTCATCCATTGCCGTAAAGCGTCGAGCGATGCGGCGTTCGACACGCTTAAGCGCGGCGTCCTGCCCCAGTGCGCGTTCTTCGCCTTCGGATTCATGCTCACGATCGAGCTTTTCAGGCTCGGTCTTTTCCTTTCGTTCGCCATAGCGCACCCCCTCGGCAAACGCCTTCTGGAACTCTTCAGGCTCCTCGTCGTAGCCGCAGGCCTTCAGGCCGTCCTGGATGAGCTGAGCGCACTCGTCCTCATCTTCGGCAGGCTTTTCGGCCTCTTCACCGATGTTGATGTCCTCATCTTCGGCCTCGGCTTCGGCATAGGCGAGCCCCTTGAGCGCATCGGCAAAGCCTTCGGCATCCTCAGGCTTCATGCCCTTGGAAACCATTTCGGCGATGATTCGCTTGATGGCTGCGTCCTTGTCCTCGTCAGCGGCTTGCGCCTCTTCAGCGGGCTTGTCGACCACATTCCCCTCCTCGTCCTGCTCATGCAGGTCTTTGATCCCATCGGCGGCAGCGGCGATTGCGT